ATCTTGTGCGAGTGTAGGATCACCTAAGCCAGTGATTTTATTCGTACCCATTGCGATAGCACCAGACATGGTACCACCTGCTAGTGGGAGTTTAGTTGCAATTGAGTTTGTTATAGTTGTGGAGAAGTTAGCATCATCGCCTAATGCCGCCGCTAACTCATTCAGAGTGTCTAGAGCGGCAGGTGCTGAGTCAATGACATTTGCTACAGTAGTATCAACATAGCCTTTGGTAGCCGCATCTGCTGTTGCTGTTGGAGTATCAAGACCTGTGATCTTGTTCGTACCCATAGCAATAGCACCAGACAGAGTGCCGCCAGTAAGGTTCAGCTTCAGTGCGTCATTCGTATCGACATAGTTCTTAGTAGCGGCATCCTGTGCGCTGACAGGATCTGTGACGTTAGCAATGGTAGTCCCGGTTACATCAAGCGTACCGTTAACTGTGACATCGTTGAATGTAGAAGTACCAGAGGATGCCGTGACGTTACCTGTTAAGTTACCAGTCACATTACCTGTGACATTTCCGGTTACATTGCCGGTGACGTTACCTGTGACATCACCAGTCAGTGTGCCAGTGATACCAGTTGTAGAAGTTAGGTTAGTAAATGTACCAGCACCGGGAGTGGCACCGCCGATGACAGCACCATCAATTGTACCACCGTTGATGTCAGCAGAAGCAAGTGTAGCTTGACCAGTTGTCGTTACAGTAGTAAATGCACCAGCGGCAGGTGTAGAGCTACCAATGGTAGTTCCATCAATGCTACCACCCGTAAGAGTAACTGCGGCAGAAACTAATGAGTCAATGTTTGCAGTACCATCAATGAACAGGTCTTTAAACTCAGCACCTATAGCACCAAGGTCAATATCATCATCTGTGACAGGAACAATAGCACCGTCTTGTACACGGATCTGCTCAACTGCCGCACCAGCAATTTCAATAAAGAAAGAAATGCGGTTATTTGCTTCATCAACAAAGATTTTATTGAAGCCTTCTTCACCCGCAATTGTAGTAATGTATGCGCCGTTACCGGCAGTGCCATCATGTGTGTGGCCTGTGCCTCCGGTAAACGCATCACGGAGTGCATTGAATTCAGCGTTTAGGGGTGCGGCTTTAACTACCTCACCTGAGATAATATCTGCTACTGACTGTCTGGTATAACCTGCCATTTACCTGCGATCTCCATATCCAAACAACAGCACGAATCCTTGGATTGCGTGGCTAGCGTTTGTATCGTTGGTTACATACTTAATTGAGATTGATGTTCCTGATCCTGAGAACGATGTTTTCGCTACAGGAGATGGGTTACCATCAAAAATAGCACCCGAATCATATGTGGCTTCATTGTAGTAAGCCGCCGCACCACGTGTTGTGATGTCATAGTTAGTTGGGTTTAGCACGTTAACGTCTTCGTAGTCGTACACGATACCCAGCACAATGTCTGCGTTACCTTCCGCTTTCAGGTACGTAGATAACTTTAAGAAGTTCTTACGTAACTCTGGATCACCGAAGTGGTAGAATGGGGTTTGGAACAATGAGAATATCTCCGTCCCATTAAAGCTAGTGCCAGACTCCTGTCTGTATACTTTGCCATTTAAGTCACCATGGACAACGAACTCATACTGACCAATGTATCCTGAGTCAGCGGCTGTTGCTGATATACCTAGCAACTGACCGAATTCAAATCCAATGCCACCATTCTGCTGTTGTCTCAATGCCCCAATCGCACCCTGCGAATCTGAAGCACCGAAGAAGAATCTAAACTGTGACTTCTGACGAATGACTACAGCATTCAAATCATCTAAGTCGTTGTTCAGTACAACATCGTTAAACAAAGACTGCACGTTCTTAGATACAGTTTCCAAGTTAACGTCACCAATCTTATCAGTACCAGATACAGGACGAAGTCCGTCAGGTCCGATGAATAGCAAGTCACCACCAAGCTCAATGACTGAGTCAGATGCAATACATCCTAAGTCGTTAGTCACTTGGAGCACTGAGAAGTCAGCGTTACTGTTACCTACAATCTTCTTAATGTTATTAGTACCGAAGATGTATAATTCATCACGGAACGCTTTAATCTGTACAATCTCAAACCCTACATTAATAACGCCAGCACCATTCGCTGGGCTAAAGTCTGTCTCACTAAGAGGTGCTGAGTAATATAAATTGTAAGGATCTGTGCTGTCACCAGCTAAGAATATGTGAGACTTAAACTCAGTAACGTACTTAGGATTATTAGGGGCATTAGCATCTGTAATCTGTGTGTATGTAGTGCCATCGTATTTAGCGGCTGGGTTAACACCATCCACTAACATAATGACTGGACCACTCCAGTTATGCTTAGAAAAGCGAACCTTATTCACACCAGTCATTGTTGGGCTACCTGCTGTAGTTACAGCAACCCATGCAGAAAGTACAATGTCCCAATAGTGTAGGTAGTTATTGCCGGATGATGGAGTGCGACATGCTAAGATTCCGTCATTGATTCCGTTAAATACACATACACCTAATACTTTACCTGTTCCCGGTAAGCTGGGGTATGCTTCTGTGAAT